CTTGATCTACAAAACCTCCACCTGGTTGAAATTGTGCACCTGGTAGACCTATAGTGCTTTTAAAAGCATCATCGGGGGTTATGCCAAAATCATCATCTTCTGTGGACACAATTGTGTCTTGTTTTGTTTTTCCACCAACAATATCAGGCACAGCTGACGAAGATACAATACCAAAATCATCTAATATATCTACGTTATCTTTTTGTGCCTGTAATGCATTTTCTATAAGATCTACTTCTTTAATAAAATCAGAAGGTATTATTTCAGTTTGTGAGCCACCAGGCCCTGTTACTTTTTTATCTCCTATAAATTTTTTACCATAATCACTTACAGCTTTTATTTGTTTAATTAAATTTGTAGTTTGACCGTTAGGCATAATAGCTTTGGCATTAACAGCATCCATCTGCTCTTTTGACAAAGTGCCATCAATAATACCTTGTATTTCAGTTCTGCTTAAATCATATTTTTCACGTAATGTATCAGCTATATTACCAACTCTTTTATCAATCGTATCTTGAGTTATCATGTTGGCATTATATCCGGCCATTACATTTTCTACTGTATTGTAGTCTTTTGTTGGGTCTGCAACTATTCTACCTATATCATCTGTAAATACATTTTCTTTTCTTAATTGATTTTCTAATATTGCTCTTCTGTTAACAGGAAGAAGATCTTGTAAAGCTTGTAATCCTTTACCCATCATGCCAGGAACAACATCACCTATTCTAGAAAATGGATTTAATACTTGTTTTCTTGTAGCACTAAAAGCACTCATTGGACCATCATCACGTCCAAGAAATATATTCGGTATTCCAGGTGTGGTAGTTACATTATCATCATCGTCATCATCGTCTACAGGTGGTTGATTTCCACCACCACTGGATGTGCTATATTTAAAAGTCTCTGGTAGATTTTTTCTATTTAAATAATCCTGTACTAATTCAAATAAAGTTTTTGCCATTATCTTCTTCCATCCGGTTGTATATCTAGCTTAAATGTTCCAAATCTCCATTCTTCGCCATTAGAATCGTTCTCTATCTTAAAGTTAACAAAACGACCCCTTGCTCTTGTATCCTTTTTATCAGTAGATGAGTCTATTGTAAAGGGACTCAAACTAGTGCTTGTATCTGATTGCTGCGGATACCTTTTCACAGCCAACGTAACTTTAGCATTACCAGCCAAAGTTTTAAAATCAGGAACAAAACGTCTTACAGCTAAGAAAATCTCACCTGCAATGCTTGGTCCCGACGATCTCCCCCTTGCATCTCTTTGTCTTTGTTGTAGGTCAAAATCAAAAGATTTGATAAAAGATGGCACTATTGTTGTTGAACCGTCTTCATTAACTTGATCTGTTCCTATCTCATGTTCAAAATATTTTGTCTGTCCTAAACCATCTTGACCTATAACAGCAGGAAAAGTCCCATCGGCTGTGCTACTATATTTTGTAGCATAGGGTGCTGGATATATAGTTCCGTCCATCCAACTGGTTCTAGCTTCTGTGCCTGTATACCAACAGTTTTCACCATAGTTAAACACCACATACTTATTATTAAAATCAGAGCTTGATGATGGATAATACCAAGTTACTTCTGTAAATAAATTATTTAAACCAGCAGCAACTTGTTGTCCTTTTGTTGTATCAAAATCATTAAATACAAAATCCTCTACACTACAAGGCAATGATTTAACTGTACCATCAAATAAAAAGAAACCATTTGGTGATAACCAAAATGCTGATCCATCTATTTCTACAGCTGCATTTTTACCTATCAATCCACAGTTTGTACCAACCTGTTCAAAACCAAACGTAAAAGGAGATCCAATAAATTTCATAGTATACAATGCATTGTCTGTCCATATTAGAATTGTTTCTTTTGCTTTTAATGCTCCAACTATTTTAGTTCCATCTTGTAGTCTTTGTGAACCTGCTGCATTTATAGAAGTTGCAATATATGTATTTATATCTTCTTGATCAGAAAATCTTATAAACATATCATCTTGTGTAGTCGTATCACCAATAGTTGTTTCTGTTCCAAGATGTATTAAGTGTCTAGTTGTTGGTGATATTAGTGTGACTCTTGATGCTGTAGGATTGTTTCCTGTTGCAAAACCAGATGTTGTAGTTGATGCTCTGTTTGATAAAGGTGTTGCAGCTCCAGCGTTCCATGTAAATGTTTTACCGTTTGCAATAGTTGCTATAAGAACTTGTCCAAAATTATCTAAACTCCAAAGACCTGGTTCTAAAACTACAGTTGATGCGTTTACTGCACTACCAAAACCGGAAAAGTTTGTAGCGTTCGTAACTGTTGCACCACTGCTGTGTGCTTGTCCATTTGATGTACCAATCGTTGCTGTACCATTTGTACCTCTGGTGATACCAGTTAAATCGTTAGAACTTACTCCTGTATAAGTTATCAATTCATTACCAACTGCTATTGTCCCACCACCTGTTGGAAAACCTGTAACAGATGTTAAAGTTATCGCTGTACCAGATCCTCCCGTACCAGCAGTGTCCGCATTTAAAGCACCATTTAAAGTTGTTGTTGCAACTCCAGATACTGTGCCTCCAAAGTTACCAATACCAAAACCATATCCATAAGACTGAGCTGCAGGACCAACTTTTTCATATGGTATAACACTACAAGATCCACCACCCGCTGCACCGGTTGTGGTCTGTGATCCTGTTACAATAGCAATCAAAGATGATGTTACTCTTGTTACTTGAAATAATTTATCTTCAAAAGCAGCATCAGTTAGACCAATACCACTTGGAACGGTTACATTATCTAATAAAATAATATCACCTGATTCTAAATTATGAGCTGAAGAAAATGTTAAAGATACTTCTTGTGTTGCATCTTGAGCAGACATAACAACAGAACTAATCGTAGCTTTTACTGGTGTAACATCATGAAGTTGTCCTTCAAAATATATAAGTAAGAATTTATCCGAACCTAGTGCAACGTATCTGTTACCATCTAAATCAACAAAAGAATGTTGTTTTCTAACTGCACCAACTATTGAATCTGAAACTAAAGAAGACCAGCCACCAACTTTTTCTGGTAGACCATATCTAAATCTAACATTGTCGGAATCTATCCAACGATTTTCTGCACCTGCTGAAGTATTTTGTTTGTCTATTCCAGGTCTAAATTTAAACTCAACTAGAGCCATATGATTGCTCCTATTGATTAGTTGACTTCAATACCCAGCCGACAGTTACATTAGCATAAACAAGAGTTGATGCTTGACCATTAACATTTAAAACTAAGTTAGAAGTTCCCGCATTTATTTTGTGACTATTTCTATTTATCGTAAGATTGTTTGATGCAAAAAAGTTACCACCGTCTATTATAGTAAGCTCATCCCCGGTAGCAGCTGCTGCTGGCAGAGTTATTGTTATAGGGTTAGTGTTTGTAATTGCAAAAATTTGTTCTCCGGCTACAGCTGTGTAAGCAGTTACACTTGAAGAGTTTACTGTTAAATATCCTTTATCCAATAAACCTAAATTTACATTTGTAGCATCTGAATATACTAATACTTTTGATCCTGAAGGAACTGTAACTCCTGTTCCTGAAACAGTTTTGATAGTTAATGTTTTTATGGTTCCAGAACTTTCTCTTGTTGTTGCATCTTCAAACACCATAACTCTTTCTGCACTATCAGGAACTGTTACAGTTCTGTTTGCAGTTAAAGTTCCAGTAAGTTTAAAATAAATATTTTTACCATTTGATGTTGCACCATTGTCTAAAGCTAATGCTACATCACCGCTACCAACAGCCAATGATAAATAT